GGTTAGATGACCTAGAGCAAAAAATCCCATTTCGTTTTTCGAGCCAATTTGACACATGAAACTAACAACGACCAAAATCACCGAGCTCTCGCTCGACCCGTCCAACGTCCGCAAACATTCGCGCCGAAATCTCGACGCGATCAAAGCCAGCCTGCGCAAATTCGGCCAACAAAAGCCAATCGTCGTAGACGCGAAAGGGATCGTCCTCGCCGGCAACGGCACGTTGACCGCAGCGCAGGAACTCGGCTGGACCGAGATCCAGATCGTGCGGACGGAACTTGCGGGCGTTGAGGCCACGGCGTTTGCGATCGCGGACAATCGGACGGCGGAGCTGGCAGAGTGGGATGATAATCTAGGGGACGTGCTGAAGTCCCTGCAAGACGAGGACGTTGATTTAACTGATCTTGGCTACTCAGCAGAAGACATTGCGAAAATGCAGACGCCTGACTTTGCAGCCGGAACCGTGGATGACCAAGGAAAGCTCGATGAGAAATCACCGATTGAATGTCCGCATTGCCATAAGTCTTTTACGCCGTGAAAACAGAGCTGAAAATTGATTGGGCGACGCATGAATCGGCAAAGTATGCAGTTGAAAATTGGCATTACAGTGAATGCCTCCCAGCCGGTAAACTCGTGAAGGTTGGCGCATGGGAATCAGGAAAGTTTATCGGCTGCGTAATTTTCGGAAGAGGCGCTAATAACAATATGGCAAAACCCTACGGGCTGACGCAGCTTGAATGTTGTGAGCTCGTCAGAATCGCGCTTACAAAACACCTCTCACCAGTCTCACGGATTGCGGCGCTTGCGATGCGATTTCTTAAATCACAATCGTCAGGATTGAAACTCATTGTTAGCTATGCCGACCCAGAACAAGGACACCACGGCGGAATCTATCAGGCAGGGAATTGGATTTATTGCGGAAGGTCACAGGCGCAACAGGAGGTCATTTACAAGGGCGAGGTGATGCACAAGCGGACGGCAAATGCGCTTTTTGGAACAATTAAAGGAATGCAGAAGTCTGCTATTTTTTGGAAGCATAAGTATCTAATGCCGCTTGACGCCGAGATGCGCGCCAAGATTCTCCCTCTCGCAAAGCCTTATCCAAAACGCGCCGGAGGTGACACCACGGACACGCCAGTCTTCCAGACTGGAGAGGGCGGCTCGACACCGACCCCGGCGCTCCAATCTTCTGAATGAGCGACGCCGCGCAATCACCGAGCGAAATCCTCGCCCGCCGCAACGTCCAAAACATCGCGGTCAAGCTCAAGGCCGGCAAGACGCTGACGACCTCGGAGCGGAAGGCGCTCAACGAGTTTCAGGCCGAGCAGACGGGCGGCTGGGTGAAAGACCTGAGCGCACTGGCGAAGGAGCTGGGGATGTCTCGGCAGGGCATTTACGATGTCCGCAATCGCTTTGCGGACGCGCCGAAAAAGCACGAGGACGGCAAGCGCGAGAACCTGACGGCGTGGCAAGCGTTTTGCGCCGAACACCTGATTGGCAAGGACACGGCGACCAAGAATCTCGCCGACCTCAAAGCCGAACTCATGCGCGAGCAAATCCGTCTCGCCCGGTCCAAGAACGAGCGCGAGGCCGGCGACGTGATTGATCGGGAGGTGGTCGAGGCGATGCTCGTGACGCTCGGCCAAAAGCTCGACCTGCTGCTGCGGCTCAAGCTGACGATCGAACTCGGACCTCGTGGCGTCGGGATGAACGCGGCAGAGCTGAACGTCGAGGGCGGCGCGATCTTGTCGGAGATCCGCGAAGTCGTGAACGCGAATATCGCGACGTTCGAGGCCGAGGCGCTGGACCGGTCGAGGGAGTGAAGCGATTGTTTGAAATAGTGCTTGCAATCAATCAAACGGTGGGCATCGTCTAGCGCATGAACTCAACACAAACGGAACAAATCAAAGCGCGCGCCAAATTTCTTAAACTAGAAAAGGCTGCGCACGATGCTGATTATGCTCGGCGCTGCGCGGCGGCTCGCGAAATTGCGCTCGCGAAGATTGCGGCGCTTCAAGCAATCGAAGCCGCGCGCGCTAAATAAAACCCAACCCGCCCCGAAGAAACTAAGGGGCTCTTTTTACCCATGAAACTTACCAAAAACGACGCGGAAGAAGTCGCGCACAAGCTCGGGGTTTTGGCAGATTCGCCAGACTTGCAAGATGATTACGGTCTTACTCAAAGCCAAGCCGATCAACTGCGAGCCAGCGTCCCGCTGTCTGGCGGTCCGTGGATAATTCCGTTGTGGGGAATGGACGCGGTGCGCGGAGAGATGGCAGACCATTGCGTTGTGCTTTCCGGCATTGCTTCCGACGCTCGCTCGAATCGTGAGTTTGGGCAAGCGTTGCGAATTTCCAAGCAAGCAAAGCGGCTTAACGCTATTTTTTCAACCGAGGGCGAAGCATGACCGCCGGCGGCAAACGCACCGGCGCAGGCCGCAAGCCGCTCGCGCCTGACCAACGCTCCGTCGGCGTGACGGTGCGCCTCCGTCCGCAAGTCGCGGCGCGGTTTCGCGATTTATGTAAACGGGCGGGCGTGAGCCAGTCGTGGGCGTTCACAGCGTGGATTAACCAATCGAGGTAGCTTTGACCGCCTCCGACGCACTCCTCACCACGCTGCGCCTTCCGCAGCCCGACCGCTCGCCAATCTACGAATGGGCGCGGAAGCATATCGTCCTGCCGGAGAGCTACGCGACGCCGGGACCGTTCAACGTGAAAATCTCGCCGTGGCTAATTCCGATCTTTGACGCGTTGCAGAATCCACTCGTGAGGCGCGTGCACTTCCGCAAGGCCGTGCAGATCGGCGGCACGCTCGTCGCTGACATCTGGGTGCCGTGGCTGATCTGCAACGACGCTGGGCCGATCAGCTGGACGATGCAGACGGACGAAATGATTGACCGTCACGCGAAGTCACGGCTGAACCCGATCTTCGAGTCGTGCAAGCCGGTCGCCGCGATGCTTCCGCGAGTCGGGCCGCACCGGACGACGACCGAAATCTACTTCGGCGGCTTCTTTTTTCTGCTCAACCCGGCCAACCTTTCCAGCCAACAGTCGCAGTCCATCCGCTATAAAATAAATGACGAGATTTGGCTGCCGAAGTGGCAGGAGGTTTACGGTCACGCCGTCGCCCGCGTCAGTCGCTTTGAGGAGGTCGGGCGCTCCAAGATTTACAACACGAGCCAAGCGCCGATTATGGACCTTGAGACCGGCAACGTGGAAGACACGAGCTTCCGCCAAGGCACCCAGCAGGAATGGAGCACCGAGTGTCCGGCGTGCCACAAGGTTCACCCGCTTGCCTTCGCGCTGGACAAGAACGAGGAGACCGGGCTGCGGGGCGGCGTGGTCTGGGATGCAGCGGCGCGGCGCGATGACGAGACGTGGGACGTTGCGCGAGCCGTCGAGTCCTGCCGATTCCGTTGTCCGCATTGCGGCCACGAGTCACCGGACACCGACACGACGCGGACCGGCTGGAAGCGGGCCGGGCGGTTCGTTTCGCTGAACGAGGCTGCGCCGGCGGAGATCCAGAGCTTCCGCGTCGAGTCGCTTGTCAGCCGGCCGATGCGGCTTCTGGTCGAAGAATTCTGCGAGGCGGACAACCATTTCGTGCGCCAAGGTGACGACAAAATGAAGATCGAGTTTCGCACGAAGCGCGAGGCGCGGCCGTGGATTGTCGAGAAGAAGGTCGTCAACCTCTTCGTGCAGGCGAGCGACTACACCGTCGCTCAGTTCTCCAACGGCGAGGCAATCGACGGCGAGGTGATTCGCTTCATGGCCGTGGACCGTCAGCAAGACCACTGGTGGGTCGAAATCGGCGCTTTCAGCTCGGCGACCGGTCCGACCTACCGGCAGCTCTATTTCGGGCGCGTCGAGACGCGGGACCAACTCCGGCAGTTGCAGCACCGTTACAAGGTGCAGGACGCGTGCGTTGCCCAAGATCGCGGCTACCGACCCGCCGACGTTGACCGGGATTGCGCGGACTTCGGCTGGCGAGGGATGCGCGGATACGCTCGCAAGACTTGGACGATGCGAGACGAGGCAAGCGACAAGCTGATCAACTTCCCGTTCAGCGAACCACGAGTGAGCGACTACCGGGGCGGAGACGTGTTTTATTACGACTGGTCTGGCGACTATTTCAAAGACCTGCTTGCGAACGCGCTGGAAGCCAAGGGCGACCTGAAATGGCTTTTGCCGAAGGACGTGAATCCGCTCTACCTCGAACACCTCAAGGGCGAGTCAAAGGTTGAGATTCGCACCGGCGTTTGGGAGTGGCGCGAGGTGAAAAGCAACGCGCCGAATCACGGTCTCGACACCTCGGCGATGCTGCTCTGCATGGCGACGATTGCGAACGTGATTCGCTACGCAGCTCCGAAGGAATAAGGCCGGTTTGACGTTTCGAGCCTTGGTATGCTCGACAACCCATTTCTCGGACTGGACACCGCGACGCTTACCGCGCTCAAGACCAAGACGATTGACGCGATTCAAGCCGTGCTCCTGAACCAAAGCTACTCGCTCAACGGCAAGAGCGTGAGCCGGGCAGACCTGACCGCGCTCAACAACATGCTCGGCAACTTGCAAGACGCCTTGACCGACGCAGCCGGAACGTCAACCGATACGACCTTCGTGAGCTTCAACGGAAACTGACATGAGCACCGACTTTTTCGACGCGTCAAAACTGGTCGCAAATAAACCGTGGATTGACCGGGCGTTGGAGAACATCGCGCCGACGTGGGCGCTCAAGCGTTTGGAGGCACGCGTCGCGAAGTCGCTTTTCGAGTATAACGCGGCGCGGACTAATCGCCTTTACACGCCCAAGCAATACACCCAGCCGGCCGAGAGTTCGCAGAATCAGCGGGACCGGGTGGTCATGATGTATGAGGCTCGCGACCTCGTGGACAACTTCCCCGAGGCGCGGGAAATTTCGCGCAAGTTCGGACTCTACCTGACGCCGCACGAGTATTCTCCGACGACCGGGGACCGCGATTACAACCGCGTGATTGACGACTATTTCCACGCGTGGTGCAAAAACTGCGACGTGACGAACCGGCACAGCTTCAAAAAGCTCGTGCAGCTCGCAGCCGAGGAACGACCGATTGACGGCGATTGCGGCTTTGTGATTCGGCGCAGCGGCGAGGGTTTGAAACTGCAACTGGTGCCGGCGACGCGCATCGGCAATCCGAACGAGTCAGCCGTCGCCTCGAACAATTACTTTCAAGGCGTCGTGACGAACGACTTCGGTCAGCCAGTGGCTTACCGGATTTTCCGCGTGGACCGGAACGGCGTTTATTTCGGCGCGGAGGACATTCCGGCGAATCAGTTTTGCCACTACTTTGACCCGTTCCGCGTTGACCAATACCGGGGCGTGACGGACCTGCACAGCGCAATCCAGACGGCGCGGATGCTGCACGAAATCTTGCAGGCGGAAAAGGCGGGCGTTCGCTTCTCGTCGCAGCAGGCGGCGCTGATCTTCAACGACCGAGGCGTCGCGAACCCGCGCAACCTTTTCCAGCCAAACCCTGCGGCGAACTTGCCGAGCGGCCAGACGCAAAAGAACGAGCTGACCGAGGTCGGCATGATTCGATATTTCCAGAACAGCGACCGCGTGGAAGTCATGCCGTCGCGTCCGTCGCAGGCTTTCACCGGATTTGTGCAGCACCTCATGCACGAGATCGCGCTAGGCGTTGGCGTGCCGGAAGGCGTGCTGTTCGGCACGCAGGAATACAAAGGGCCGAGCGTCCGCGCAGAGTTCGCTGCGGCTGATCGAGTGTTCACGAACAAGCAGGGCGTGCTGACCGACAAGGTTCTCGACCCGATCAAGGACGCCGTGATTCTCGACGCCATCGCACGCGGCGAGATTCCGCCGCCTCCGCTTCTCGCGGGCGAAACAATGGTTCAAGCACTGCGCCGAGCGACCAAGGGCGAGTGGCGCTTCCCGGCGAAGCTCAGCATCGATGTCGGCCGCGAGAGCGCCGCGAACATGAACGAGAACCGGCAGGGCGCGAAGTCGCTGCAAGAGATCGCGGCCGAGGAAGGCACCGACGCTTTCTCGCGGCTCGAACAGATCGCAATCGAGGCCGGTTTCGTGAAGGAACTCGCGGTCAAATACGGCGTGCCAGAGACGGCTATTCGCCTCACGACGACCTCACTCCCGAGCACGCCAGCGGCCGCAGCCGCAGCAGGCGATGCGGTGGGCGCAAGCGCAGCCGAGGCGCAGGCGGCGAGCGTCGCGGCGGCACCCGCTGCAATCGAGCCGGTTCAACAAGTGCAGAACGACGCAAATCTCGTCACGATCAACTTCGCGACCGACTCCTACATTCCGACAAACGCGATGGCGGAAAACGCTCGCCGCGCTCTCGACGTCCGCGAGCAAAAGCCAATTTCACAGCGCGGCATGACGAGTATCGGCATCGCTCGCGCTCGCGACCTCATGAACAAACGGCCAATGTCCGAGGACACCGTTCGCCGGATGAAGGCATTTTTCGACCGCCACCAAGCCGACAAGCAGGGCGAGACGTGGAAGGACCAAGGCAAGGGCTGGCAGGCGTGGCACGGCTGGGGAGGCGACGAGGGCTATTCGTGGGCGACGGCCATCGTTGAGCGTTTGAACAAGCAAGAAGTGCCGAAGGAACTTAACGCTGAACCGTTCGTGATTCGTGAGGCTCTGCTCAAAAACAAGGACGCCGCCGAGGTGTTTAAGACATTCTGCAAGACCGCTTCGCCGACGCTCGAAGAAATCGACAAGCAGCAACGCGTGGTTAAAATCTACCGCAAAGTTTCGGAGATTTTTGAGACGTTGAAAAATCGCACCAACTAAGATGAGCACAAAGACCGACCACGAAGAACAGTTGGGCGCGATTATACTCCATCACGCCGAGGAATTGCAGCGCATGGCGGCGGAGATTCCCCAGCTTCGCACGGCGCTGGCCGTCGCCGAGCACGAACGCAAATCGCTGGCCGATTCTCCGAGCATGGTTTCAGCCGTTGCGAACCTCGCGCAAATCATCACCGCGTTGCAGGGAATTTTGGCGAAACCGCCGCAAGCCCCCGAGATCAACGTGACCATTCCCGAAATCAAACTGCCAGACGCGCCAACTGCGCCGGCAATCGTTTTCCCGGAATGGCCGAAGCCAGAAAGCAAATCGCGCATCGTTTTTCGCATCACGAAACGCGACGGACTTGGCCGGATGGCCGAAGCCGTTGCCGAGCTGGAATAATTTAACACACAAAAAAAATGGCCGACAACGTAGGATATACACCGGGCGAAGGCGCAAGCGTCGCAGCCGACAACATCGGCGGGCATCTCTTTCAGCGCGTGAAACTCGCGCTCGGCGCGGACGGAGTGAACGACGGCGACGTCAGCGCAGCAAATCCGGTTCCGGTTACGGGCGCGGTCACGGTGGGAAATTTCCCGGCGCAGACCGGGCTGACCGACGCGCAACTTCGGGCGAGCGCGGTTCCCGTTTCTGGAACGGTCACCGCCAACACTGGATTGTCGCAACCGCTAACCGACGCTCAGCTTCGCGCCGCAGCGGTGCCGGTAAGCGCGGCAAGTCTCCCACTCCCGACCGGCGCAGCTACGGCGGCGTTGCAGCCGGACGTGATGACAACGCATCCGACCTTCGGCAGTCGCGGCTCCGTCGTGCGTCAGGCTCCGGCTGATATTTGGTCGGTCGGTTTTGCTGACAGCGGATCTGGCTTGCTTGCATCCGAATTCACGCAGCGGCGTCTCGGCACAGGCATGGGCGTGACGCAGGCGAGCAGCAACTTGCTGGTGACAACCGGCACCACCGCGAACAGTGAATTTCTGGCGCGAAGCACGACCGCGTTCAAGGGCGCGTTCACGGCTCGCCACAAAACGATTCTTTCGCAGCGCATCGCGCAAAATAACTTTGCCGTGATGATGGCGGACATGATCGGCGAGGGCTTGGCCTGCACGATCAACAGCGCGACCTCAATCACCGTCACAAAAGCGGCGCACGGATTTACGACGGTCAACGTCGGACAGTTTATGATGGTGGGCGCGATTACCGGCGCGAACGGCGTGCCGAATCGCTACGCCATCGCGTCCATCCCATCGGTGGACACGATCAACTTTACGGTCGCGGGCTGGCCAGCGTCTGGAAGCTGCACGGTGGATTTATTCGGCTGGAACTACCTCTGGACGCAATATTCCGGCACGACTGCGACCAACGCCAGCATTGACGCGCAGCGGCGCGGGTGGAACTCGGGCCTGACGACGGCAACGATTAACACGACCGCCGCGCCGGGGCACGTGATGCAAACTTACGCGGACGGGCGAAATGTCGCTTGGTCGGACGCGCTAGTCGCCAGCGCAACGACGCCAACCGTAACGACTCGCGGCAGTCGCGTTGAATCTCTGCCGGACGACGACGTGAACCTTTACGTCTATTTGTGGAGCTACAACGGCACGAGCGCACCCGCGAGCACGACGACGTGGACGCTCGGCTTTATCGCCGTTGAGGACAACGTGAACGTGCCGACGTATATCGCTGGCGTTCGTCCAAATGGCAATGCGGCTCCGTTGCCGGTGGCGGTGCAAGGCACAGTCGCAACGTCATTCACCCAACCGGCGCTGGTCGCAGGCTCGGCTCTAATCGGAGACGTGGGCATCCAATACCGTGGCAGCGCGACGGGCGCGGCCACGCTCACCAACGTCAACAGCCCGGCCACCCCAGTCGCGCAGCAGCTCAAATCCGGCGCAGGCAGATTGCTCGGCATCCTCGTGACTAACACCTCTGCCTCAACGCGGTGGCTCAAAATTTTTAATCTAGCTTCCGCCTCGGTCACCCCCGGCACGACGGCGGCAACGACGGAAATCGGCATTGGCGCGGGCCGCACAATTAACTGGTCGCTTGAGGGCGGTGCGGGCTTTGCGACAGGCATCACGATTATGGTCACGGGCGGGCAGGGTCTGACCAACAACACTGGAATCACCCTCGGCGACGTAACCGGCTTTACTTCTCACGCTTAATCAAATGACCGTTTCAAAACTCATTCAGCTTGCACAGCGCCGCATTGCTCGACTGGAGCAAGATCGCGTTAGTGCCGACCTCACCGGAGACACCGACGCGATGGAGCGGATTGATTCCGAAATCGCAGAAACGCAGACAACGCTTAATCAACTGCAAACGCTCTCGGAATAAACGATGCTGCTGACGCTGCTCAGTTTCCAAGGCACGCCGCCACCGCCGCCGCCGCCGACACCGGACGAGTCGGACGTAATTATCGGCACCACGAGAGAGCGGCGCGTCCGAAAAATTGACGAAGAGGACTTAGAGACGCTCGAAATTTTTGCCACCACGCTTTTGATCTACCACCGCAACGGCCAACTCTGACACCATGCAAGACCCACAACAGCAAATCAACAGCCTCATCGAGATGGCCGTCACGCAAAAGGCGGAACTCAAGCAGATCCTCGAATTTTTCCCAATCTTGCGCGACCACTTGTCCGGCGAGATCGAGCGCAGCCTTGAAGAGATCGAACCGGCGATTCGCTCGGAGCTGGAAATCTTTATCGCGGCGCGAGCGACCGACGCACAGACCAAGATCAGCTCGGAGCTTTCCGCCAAAATCGACGCCATCACTCGCAGCCTAGAATCAACGACGGCGGCGCGTTATTCCGTGCTCATGGCCGAGCGCGAGAACAACGCTTCGCTTCTGACGCAGGCCGAGGCGCGAATCGCAGAGGCGGCGTCCGCTTTGCCGAGCGCGGTCAAGGAAATCGTCACCGACGAACTCTCACGCTTTCCGCGTGCCGGCGAAATCGATCAACTGCGGAAGGAATTTGCCGAGCCGAAGGGCCTGAACCCTCGCGGCAAGTGGACGCCGAACGACACCTATCAAAAGTTGGACCTCGTGACGTTCAACGGCGATTCGTTCGTGTCGAACATCAACGACAACCGCGAAAGACCGGGCCGGAACGCGGAGAACTGGACGCTGAACGCCGCACGCGGCAACAGTGGCGGCGGCGGCGGCATTACTACGCTGACCGATCTTCTGCCGATCCCAACGAGCGGGCAAATCCTCGGCAGCGAAGGGCCGAGCTACGTGCCGAAGAACTTAGTGGCCGGCAGTAACATCACGATTACCGAGACGCCGACGACGATCACGATTACCGGCGACGAGGGACAAATCGAGTTGCAGGACGGAACCGAGGCAGCGCCGTCCCTCTTCTTCGTCAGCGATACCAACACCGGTATGTATCGCCCGGCAGCTGACACGGTGGGAATCGTTGGCGGCGGCAACGACGTGGTGCGGCTGACTGGCGTGGCGAGCGCGACGGATTACATTGAGGTCAAGAACGGAATCGGCGTTGCCACTCCGCTCCACATTCTCGCCGAGGGCGCGAGCACGAATATCGGCGTGCATTTGCAGCCAAAGGGCAGCGGACTTTTCACGATCAGCGACGGCACCGATTTTAACAAAGGCATACGCTTTCGCAGCTCGTCCAGCGCCGCAAGCGCAGTGACTTTGATTGACGCCGTTTCGACAGCCGGCCGCGTCGTCACTCTTCCCGACGCAACCGACACGCTCGTGGGACGTGCGACCACGGACACGCTGACGAACAAGACCCTGACGAGTCCGACGATGACCGCGCCGGTGCTTGGCACACCGTCCAGCGGCACGCTGACGAGCTGCACGGGCCTACCGCTCACGACGGGCGTGACCGGCACGCTACCAGTCGCCAACGGCGGCACAGGCGTGACCACCTCGACGGGCAGCGGCGCAAACGTGCTCTCTACGTCACCGACGCTCACGACGCCAATCTCGGCGTCTCTCACCTCGCCATCCGCCACCGACCTCACCCTCGCGGGCGGCAGCTCGGGGGCGAGTTTGGTGTTGTTTCAAGGCGCGAACGGCGCGGTAGGTATCGCATCAAACGGCACTGGTTCTGTTAATATCACCCCCGGTGCATCTGGCTCGGTCAATATCAACAGCGCAAGCGGCGTTGGCAAACTTGCGGTCCGCACTGGCACCGATGAAAACGCGCATTTCCGCACCGCCACGGCCATCGGCGGAACCGGCGTGGGGCTGGATATGCTCAACAACGCCAACGGCGCAACGGTAGGCTTCACCCTTCGCGCCAGCGCCACGCGGCTCACTGGTGGCGTCGTCTCCGTCACCGACACCACCGCCAGCACGTCCACGACGACCGGAGCACTTGTCGTTGGCTCCAACGTGGGCTTATCGGGGAACTCGGGCGGCGCGAATTGGTTTGGCGGCGAGCGGCTCATTTCGCAGATGAACCAAAACGCGCCTACTCGACTTCAGGTGCGGAACGATACGAGCGGGACGGCTGCACAAGCTCAAGTTTCCGCAACGCTTGGCGACTTTACGACATATACGGCAATGGGTTCACTTTCTGCCGGATTTACCACGTCGGGGCTATTTGCCGCAAACGCGGGCTACATTGCCAGCAATGCGACGGCAGGGCTAAACGTCTTCACGGTGGGCGCAACGTCGCTGACTCTTGGCACCAACGGCACAGCGGCACTCACCCTCGCCTCCAACGGCGCGGCGACGTTCTCAAACTCTGTCCGCTCCACCTCCGCCACCGCAGGCATCGGCTACGCGACCGGCGCGGGCGGCGCAGTCACGCAGATCACGAGCCGCACCACGGGCGTCACGCTCAACACCGTTTCGGGCGCGATCACGCTTTTCACCGCCGCAGGCAGCGCGACGTGGCAATCCTTCACCGTCACCAATTCCGCCGTGGCCGCGACGGACACGATCATCGTCAACCAGCGCAGCGGGACCGACCTTTACATGATGTCCGTGACCGCCGTTGGCGCGGGTTCCTTCCGCATCAGCTTCGCCACTACGGGC